GACCGTGGCGTCCTTCGCTCGGCGCATCGCTTCAGCAATGGCGGCGGCATCGGCGCCGGGCGCCAGATTGATGTGCTGGACCACCTTGACAGCGCCGACGGGATCTTCATCAGCGAATGCCTCCGCCGGGTCGCCCGCCGTGACGGCGCTCGCCGGCACCAACCTGTACCCGGCGATCAGCGGCCGCGCATCGAAGCCTTCCACGCCATCAGCCCGCGGCAGATACGCGCACCGGACCACCACGGCCTCGTCGACCGCGCAGCGCAGCTCGAACCATTGCGTCGTCTTGGGCAAGCCCAGCGCGTCCTGCAGAGCCAGCACGAAGGGATTGCCCTGGGCAAACATGACTTTCGATGGCATGGGGGAAAGCCCTATATTTCGTAGCTGCAAATATTCCTTGCTCAGTCGAATATTCGTAGCTACAATTATCTACATGGACATCACCTTCGACCCTTCCAAAGACGCCAGCAACCAAGCCAAGCACGGCGTGTCGCTCGCGCTGGCCGCAATGCTCGACTGGCCGAACGTGATGGCGGGCGTTGATGACCGCCGCGACTACCGCGAAGTGCGCGAGATCGGTTTCGGCGTCATCGGTGATCGTCTCTACTGTGTGGTGTTCACCCAGCGCGGCGACGCAATGCACATCATCAGCCTGCGCAAGGCAAACAAACGTGAGGTGACCAACTATGTCCACCAAACCTAAAATCGTCATGCCGACGGACGAGGAAGACGCGGCAATCAACCGCGGTATCGCGGCCGACCCGGACACCTTCGAGGTGTCTGCCGAACAGATGCAGGCAATGCAGCCGCTGGGCAAGCGCGGTCGCGGTAGGCCCAAGCTGGCCAGCACGAAAGAATTGGTCAGCATCCGCTATGACGCGGACGTACTCGACGCATTCCGCGCGAGCGGCGACGGATGGCAGACCAAGATGAACGAAGCCCTGAAGGACTGGCTCCGGTCTCATCGTCCTTGAACCATAGGGTGTTGGCACCAGCCGGAAACGAAAAAGCCCGCGCGGCGCGAACCGTGCGGGCTTTGGGTGCAACTCTGCAATTTGGGAAAATTTTAGGGTCGCTGTCACACCCTGTCAAGCTGCACTTTCCGCGGGCTCGATCAGGCCCGTGCGCTCGAAGTAGGTCGCCAGCCGTCCGACTGCGACGCGCTCCAGTTCCACGAGTTGCGCCCGCACCTTCGGGTAGGCCCGTGCATAGGTCATGCGGCTTCCGCCGAAGGTGGTCTCCATGTCTCGGAAGCTGATGGCCAGCTTCTCGCCATCGGCGTACACCCGCGCGGTCAGCATGTCCAAGGCCAAGCCGGTCACGGTGGACAGCCGAGCGGGCAGCCAGCGAGAAAGCTGCTGGATCGCCTCGACGCGCTCGCGCGAATAGAAGAACCGCTTCCCCCGCGACTCGCCCTCACGGATGTCCTCGAACTCGACGGGAATGAACCGGGCGCGCACCGCCCATTGCTCCGGCGCCGGCAGTTTGGAATTCACGGCGGAGATCACCGCCGAGCACTGCGCGCGCACCTCGTCGCTAGACAGACCGCTGAAGTTGACAGTGCTTTCGCTCGGTGTGCCGCGCAACTGGTTGAGCCATGCTGCCTGGATGCCAGTCAGATGGTCCTGGCATTCCATCGCCTGTATAAGCGCCCTCCGGAACGGCGCCGGCTGCCGTGGCTCCAGCGACGCCACCATATAGGCCATCGACAATGCTTGCCGCGTATCCATGAAGACTGCTTCCATCACTTCTCCCCGTCATTGAAACTTTGGCAGCGCCGGCCGTGCTGGCGCCGTTTCCCGCCCGGCAGCAGCTTCGTGCATACCGTGTGCGTGGTGCGCATCAGCCGGGCGGACTTCTCGTAAATGCAGCCCTTGCAACTGCGCGCCTCGGTCTGTTCGTAGACTTCGGCCGGGTCGCGGAACATGTAGGCCGGAAGGGTCAATTCGGCACCTTTCCGGTCAACGCGTTGTACTTGACTGTAGCGGCGGTGTGCGGAGCATTGAGCGCGTCACGCACGTCCCGCAGCTCAGCCAGCAGGCCGAGATCAAACGCCGGCTGCAGCATCCGGCCCAGCGCTTGCATTGCCGCAGTGGCTTCGCGGTCGACGTCGTGGCAATCCTTGATCTGTTGCTGCTGACAACGCATCGGTTGTATCTCCGTTTTACAGCGCATCGGTTGTGACCATGACCTGTTCGTCCAGCCCACAGAGCCAATCCAGCGAGCAGTCGAGCGTCAGGGCCAGACGCGCGGCGCCTTCGATGTTGGGCGAGCGGCCTTCATCCTCGTAGAGGTAGATGGTGCGGAAGTCGACGCCCGAGAGCTTGGCCAGTTGCCGCACGCCCCAGCCCTTCTCCAGCCGCGCTCGTTTGAGCCGCGCGCCGAACTGCGTGGTCCTTGGCAACGTCATGTCATCACTCCATCGAACGAGACGCCATAGTCGTTTGCCGCGCTGGCCTGCACCTTGGTCAGGTACTCGCTGAACTCGGCAACGGTGAAGTCCTTCGTGGATTTGCGACGCGTTACCAGCCTGCCGCTGGGCAGACGCAGTTCTTCGCGCGGCGCGAACTGCTCCGCAAAGTGCTCGTGCCAGGCGGCCGTGCCGAACTGCTCGCCATCCACCCATGCCTGTTCGGCGATGTCGCGCAGGACCACGCCGAAGTAGTAGGCGTTCTGCTCCGCGGTGCGCCTCCGCTCTTCCGACGTGACGATCAGCCGAATGGGCGTGCCCTTCTCCGCGCATGCCGCGGCGTTGGCCTTGATGAAGGCCAGCACCGTGGGCCAGATGCCCGGCGACTTCAGGGTGAACTCGCGGTAGAGCGCCATCACTCAATCCCCCTTTGCCTCGTCCGGATCGCCCCAGCCAGACATGACCTTCGCCTGATAGCGCGTATAGCCTTCCTCGATCATGTCGCGGTAGCGCTGGTAGGTTTCGTCGATCCCGGGGTAATAGCAAGCCGCGCACCACCGACAGCCAAACACCTGGCATGGCTTCCGGCACTTCAGGCAGTTTCCGTTCGGGTGTGCGCTCATGCCGGCCTCGCCAATCGAATGCTCTTCCACCGCGTGCAACTCGAAGCGCGGTGACCGAAGCCGCCGCAGTAGGTGCAGTAGCCGTTCCAGTTCTTCTCCATCATGCCTCCTGCTTTTGTGCGTATTCGAGCAGCGCCAGCGCGTCTGCGTGGTTGTCGTCGACGACGCGGTGGCCGCGCTCGCGCATGGCCGCCACCATGGCGTCCTTGTTCGCGTTGCCCTTCCCTGTCGCCGACTTCTTGATGACGGACACCGGCACGCCGACCAGGCGGACGCGGTTGCGGTCGGCCCAAGCCTGCAGGTGCGCCTCGAAGCCGCCGTAGACGTGCGCCGCCTGCACTGCGGTGTGGCGCAGCACCCGCTCGTAGTAGATGGCCTGGATCTCGCCGGCGATCTGGGCGCGCTGGCCCAGCCAAGCCTGGAACTTCAGCCAGCGCTGGCCCGGGCCATCGTTGCGGCGCGGCGCGAACGACTCGCTGCCGCTGTGCAGCCTTCCGTCGCGTAGACCGAGCGCCCAGCCGGTCGTAGTGCCGATGTCGATGGCCAGGATGTTGGCGTTGCAGGCAGGCGTACCTACTTCTGCGGACGAAAATGCGGCGAGCATCTGGCCAGCCGCGCGCGAAACTTCGGCCTCAGCTTTTGCGATGGTCTCGAACAGGTCTGTCATGTCGGTCTCACAGATCGGCGGCGATGCCGCGCTTGCGGACGGCCGGGCCGTAGCTCAGCATCGGCAGCGGCCCGGTCCATTCATCGAATTTGGTCTGGGCGCCGAGATAGCGCAGAGGAACATCGCCAAGCGCGCCGTTGCGCTGCTTGCGGATCAGCACCTCGGCGTAGCCCTTCAGCTCTTCGTTGCTTGGGTCGTACATTTCGGGGCGGTGCACGAACATCACGACGTCGGCGTCCTGCTCGATGTCGCCCGAGTCGCGCAGATCGGACAGGATCGGCTTCTTGTCGGGCCGGTCCTCGTTTTTGCGGCTGAGCTGCGCCAGCGCAACGACAGGGATGTTCAGATCCTTGGCCAAGCTTTTCAGCCCGCGCGAGTAGGCACCGATCTGCTGCGTCCGCTGCTTCTCTTCGCCGCCGGACATCAGGCCGAGGTAGTCGACGATCAGCACGTCGAGGCCATGCCGGCGCTGGTGTCCCTTCGCCTTCATGCGCACGTCCATCAGCGAAAGGGCTGGCGTGTCATCTACCGCGAAACGCAAGTCATCGATGCGCTGGATCGCGTGTGTCAGACGTGGCCAGTCCTTATCGCCCATCTGCCCACGCAACAGCGCGCCCAGATGCAGGCCACCGCGATTCGCCGTGGCGCGCGCTACGATCTCCCTGTCCGACATCTCCATCGACAGCAGCAGCACGCTGTGCTCGGCGGCGATGTTCAGGCCGATGTCGGTCGTCAGCGCGGTCTTTCCCATCGACGGGCGACCCGCCACGATCACGAGATTTCCATCGTGCAGGCCGCCGTTGAGCGCCTGGTCGAGCGAGGCGATGCCCGTGGAAATGCCCGTCGGAGCGTCGCTGTGGTAGCGCGCGTCGACCTCGTCCACGAACGCGGTCATCAGGTCGCGCAGCATCTTCGGCTCGCGGCGCACGCCCACCTGCGCGATCTGGCCGAGCAGTGCCTGCGCCTTGTCGACGATCTCTGCACCCTTCATCGGCCCGGGCGTCTCGACCAACTCGAGCACCTTGCGGGCAGCGGCCGCTGTGTCGCGCATCAGCGCGCGGTCACGCACGATGTCGGCATAGCGCGCGATGTTGGCCGCGCTCGGCGTGTTTTGCGCCAGCGAGTTCAGGTATGCCAGACCACCGACGCGCTCGGATTGTCCTTGCGACTGCAAGGCCTCGAAGACGGTGATCACGTCGGCTGGGCGGTTGGCCGACACGAGCCGCACGATCTGCGAGAACACTGTGCGGTGGTCCTCGCGCCAGAAGTGCGCAGCGTCGAGTCCGTTGAGGCGATCGACCGCGTCGTTGTCAAGCAGAAGCCCACCCAGCACAGCCTGTTCTGCCTCGATGCTGTGCAACACGCGCGCCTGCGGGAAATCGTCGGGCGCGTTCATGCGGTCACCTGCTCGTGGTAGCGGCCCTCACGGATCTTCGTGAAGTTCTCGGCCTTCACGATCCAGTCCAGGCTGGCCAGGAACGGCTTGCGGCCAGCGCTGCTGCTGCGCCCGGTCAGGAAGTCGGATTCGGCAACGTAGCCGAAGAACTTGCGCCAGTAGGCCAGGTCCTGCCGCTTCGGGTCTTCGTTCCACCGGGCACGCAGGGCTTGCGCACGGGCCGGCGTCCAATCTCGGATGCCAGGGCACATGGGCAGCAGCTCGTGGTACAGCGCCACGATGGCCTGATGCGGGCAGTCTGGCTTTGCAGGCTTGGCCGGGGTCAAAGTCGGGTCGGCAGCCACGCTGTCGACGACCACCACGTCAGTGGTGGTTATATCTTGGGGATTGGGGAGTGGCGTCTGGGTAGCCGTGTTGTCACGCGTGACATTCTTCGACTCGTCACGCTCTGTCACGCGTGACAACTGTGTTTGCAGCTCGCGTGTCGGTGTATTGAACGCAGGGACAATACCGTGACTGCGAAGCTCGTCGAACAGGTTCGCCCGGCGCTCTCGCGCGCGGCGCTGGCGCTCGCGGTCGTTCTCCCGCTTGGATTCCTTCCCGTGATCGCGCTCCCAGAAATCCTCGATCACTTCGTCACACCGCTTCTGACGGTAACCCTCCGACGTGGCTTCGAAGTAGCGTTGCAGAACATAGTCGACAGCCTTGCGCTCCGGCGCGCTGTTGGCGCGGGCCAGGCGGTAGATCTCTTTCTTGTCGGCGGGCAAAGGCCGCTCGGTCTGGTAGTACTGGTCGAGCAGGCGGTTGTATGCGCCATCCTCGAGCATGGTCAGGCTGACCGTGTCGCGGATGTAGTCGCCGATGTGGCGCTCGTAGTAGTTCATGGGTGCGTCCCTGCCGCGCGCGCCAACAGCATGCTTTCCAGCTCGTCGATCGCCCGCTTCGTCTCGGCAACCAGGTACAGCCGGGCGCCGCGCGTCTCGGCCACCGTCATCCGGTGCAAAAGCTCGTTGATGTAGCGGCGCTGTGCCTGGAGTGCCTGTTGTGCGTCCATGGATGCCTCAGTGCTGCGTGTTCTGTTCGGCCAGCAGGTCGTGCAGACCCACCGTGGCGAATGCTTCAGCGATGTGCGGATCCTGCTGAGCCTCGGCGATGGCCTTGGTCAACCGGATGTCGTCTCCCCCGCTCTTCCCCACCGCGTCTTGCATGGCTTTCGTGGCCACTTCGATCGCTTCCAGATACGTCATGCACCCCTCGCTGCCAGCACCGCTTCCATGATGGTCAGGGCCCCGCGGTGCATGAGGTACTGGCTCAGAATCCTGTTGCCCAGCACGGCCTCGACGGCGTGCAGCTTCTCGGCCGGCAGCGGCCGACGCGGATTGCCCTTCGAATTGAGGGGTTCGCGCTGGAAGTACTCCCCCACATGCTGGGGCTGCAGGTCAGCCATCACGGCCAGCATCTGGAACGTCAGGCTCTCGTTGGAGCGGTGTTCCCAGGCCAGCGCGCAGGCATCCCGGAACGTGCCGAGGCCAGCGATGACGCTATCGGGGAAAAAGCGACCTGCACCACCCGTCGAAAAACCTTGAAACCCTTTGCCTGTGCCGGTTTGCGGCTGTTCGGCTACCCGCATTTCTTCTTCTCCTGATTGGAAAATTCAATCGAAACCACAGTTGCCACCACAGTCGGCGTGGGGGCCAAATAAAGGCGTCGAGAAGACGCCTTTGGATCAGACCGGGACGGCTGGCTCGTCGGCCTTCGGGGGATGCAGAAAGATGTCCGGGTAGGCCAGCTTCACGGCAGGAGGAATCCCCCGCTCCTTCCAGTTGTGGACGCGTTGAACGCCTCCCTTCTTGTCGAAGCCAAGCAGTTCAGCGACCTTGGCGGGGCCGCCAAGGCGATCAATGAGTTCACGGTCCATAGCGATAGAGGCGTCGGGTTCCATGACCACATTAAACACTACGTTTAACGAAAAGGCAAACACGCTGTTTATCAACGGGCCGTTTACATATGAGACCATCGCGCGCATGCATCCAACCATGGTCCGCCTCTACGAGGCCGCACGAATCCTCAAGAAACTTGAGACGCCAACCGACGTTGCTCGGGCGCTGAACCAATCCCAGCAGACGGTGAACAACTGGGAGCGCCGCGGCATGTCGCGGCCGGGCATGATCGAGGCGCAGAAGCACATCGGCTGCAGTGCGACCTGGTTGCAGACTGGCAAGGGGTCAATGACCTACGACGAATCGATTCGGACCGCGAACGATTCGGTCGACGGCCTGAGCGAGCGAATCAACTTGGTCCTTCAAGACCCGGATGTGCGCCCCGCCGCGCTCGCGAGGGCCGCCGGGGTGACGCAAGAGACAGTCAACGGATGGAGATCGGGCGAGATCAAGACGATCTCGCTGGACCAGGCGGTGGGCATCCAGGAAGCGTTCGGCTTCAACGCCGTGTGGTTGGTGATGGGCAAGGGAATGCCGCGCGCCGCGGTCTACGACGACCCGCGTCCACGCCCGGTACCACCCAAGACAGCAAAACCGAAGAAGAAAGATCCCGAACCAGCAGACGCCACCCCGCTCACCTACCAGGCCAACGTCGCAAAGTACCGTGAGATTCCGGTGATCGGACGCGCCCAGGGCGGCCTGCCGGAGCGGATATGGACGGATGGAGACTATCCGGTGGAAGCAACACAGCAGTTCGCAGAGGTGGCCAGCGCCGACCCGCTCGCATTTCTGACACCCGTGGTCGGGCTTTCGATGATTCCGCGTTTCAATCCGGGGGAATTTGCGCTCGTGGAGCCTGGCACAGAGCCGGAGTTGGAAGACGACGTCCTGGTCCGCCTCAACACCGGCGAGACCATGATCAAGCGCCTGCTATCTCGCCGCCAAGGCATCCGCCTGGGCAGCTACAACGACCCAGAGGTGTTCACCTTCGATCCGGATGCTGTGACGTGGATGTACTACGTCGCTCACCCAGTTCCGGCTCGGAAGATCAAAACAAGGTTGTGAGGCAAACCATGCGACGACTATCCCTGATGGCTTTGGCGTTCACGCTGGCGGGATGCGCAACGAAGAACTTCGGCACTCAGCCTCCGCTCACTGATTACGAGCGGCAGAATCTCAGCTGCAGCGACATCCAGATGGAACAGGCCAAGGTTATGGGCTTTGCCCAGCACGTCGACAAGCAGAGCCAGTTCGACGGGCGCGACGTCCTTGCCGCGTTCGGGGACTTCGGCATCGGCAACTCCGCCGCTCGCTCGGCCGCCATCGAGAGCGCGCAGCAGCGGTACTACCAACTCGAAGTCGCGGCCTATGACAAGGGGTGCACGACGGTGAAACCTGAACCGCCGCCTGAGCCCTCCCGATACGAATCCCGGTCCTGAGACCACGCCCGCCACAGCGCGGGCATTTTTTTCGCGCGTGATTAAACATTTTGTTTGACGTTTTCTTAAACGTCATGTTTAATGGACTCCATCAACTCACCGATGGAGGTCCCAGTGGCACTGCCCCTCGCAATCTTCCTGTACGTCGCTGTCGTGTTCTTCGGCATCGGCGTATGCGGTGGCCCGTTCGGGAGCCGCCAATGAGCGCCATCCGCCTGAGCGCCCCGCGCGTCGACATCCCCTTGCCCCGTCGTTCGGCAATCCCGGCCGGTGTCCGCCAGCGCACGCTGCGCCGCCCTGCTGGCAGTGCCATCACGGAAATCGAGTACCGCGGTGCAGATCGCGATGCCGTGCAACGCGCCGCCGAACGGCATGCCAGCGGCATCGATGCATATCGCTCGCCAGCAGTGAAGATGTCACGGCTTGACGGCCAAGAGTGGGTCAGCGTGCTGCGCTACTACAACGCGAACTGAGGGACGGACGCCATGACGACGACCGACAACACCCTCAACGCCTACGGCACCAGTGCCGAGATCGCTTTCATCGACGACCTGGCGCGCAAGCCGCAGGCCACCATGCTGCTCTCGAACTATGTCGCCGCCGCGCACAAGCGCGTGAGCTGGGGCGCGATCAACCGCGAGCACGTCATTGAATACGCCGGGCTGATGCTGGGAAATGCCCAGGCAGCAGCTCATACGGCGACCCGCGTGGGGAGGGCAGCATGAGCGCCGGCACCTGCAAACACGCGGCGCCCGGCTGCGACTACCCGGCCGGCGAGTGCGGTGGAGCGTGCGCCGTAGCGAGCGAGAGCGTTGCGGTACCGCTTGCCATCGTGGCCCTTGTCTCGATGAACAAGCGCGAAGCCCTCGTCCTGAATCGCCCGCTCAGTTTCATCTATGAGCCTGATGGTCGCGGCGGCTTTATCGGCTCCGACGGGCCGTTCCGTGATGTCCTCGCCTACTCGCGCGGACATGGACGTTTCGTGGCTTTCGCTGGACGCGAGTTGACGCTGCAGATGCGCGACGGCTCTGTCACGAAGGTCAAGGACCACTGGTGGCACAGCCATCTGAAGGGCTACGAATCGGCAACCTACTCGGACGTCGAGACGTTGAAAAAGTGCTACGTCTTCTACGGAGGCGCATGCATCGAGCCATCCGACTTGGCCGCGCTGCGTGCAGCCTATACCGGCTGCGTCTACCCGTACGGTGACTATGAGAAGGTCATCAAGTACGACGACATGCGCAAGAGGCTGTCGAGCCGCCTCTACCACGAAGAGGCTCGACGGAAATCGCTGATCGCCGCCATCAAGGCGAAGCACCGCGACCTGCTCGCCGCCCGCGGAGTGCACCTATGAGCCGCGACTTCTTCTATACGGCACTGCTGATCTGCGTCGCGCCGCCGCTGGTGGTGCTGGCCGGCGCCGTCCTGTCGATGGTGGCGCCATGAAGCGCGCGGCAGCCGTTGCATTCGCGCTCTATCTGGTCGCGCCGCTGCTCGCGCTGGCCCTGATGCTCTTTGCGGCATGGGTGATCCGATGAAGCCGCGCGACCAGACCGCCATCAATCGCAACAACCAACGGCTTGCCGTGGCCGCGCTGGTAGCGCTCGGCTTCGCCCTGGTGAAGATCGCCGTGGAGCTGCTGGCATGACCTACGACCCCGACACCAATCAATTGCTGGCGCTCGCGAAGCGCAAGCGCTCCATCGAATACGCGTGCGCTGCCGGGTTCGTCATCTGCGCGCCGCTGCTTTGGTACCTGGCCGTCGCCATCCCAGCCGACGCCCTGTTCTAACCCCTCCCGCTCTCAGGAGAGACACATGTCCACCGCTGTTGAAGACGTCATCGACGTCCAGCCGCAGGAAACGCCGCGCGCCGCGACGCTCCCCGCGCAGCGCCCTACCGGCGCGATCGCCGCACCTGCCCCGGTCACACCCGACACGCTGCTGCTGATCGCAGTGGAGAAGAACGCCGACCCGGAGTACATCGGCAAGCTGCTCGACCTGCGCGAGCGGGGCATGGCGATGGCAGCCCGGCAGGCCTACGTGAAGGCGATGGCCGGGTTCAAGACCGAGCCGGTGACGATCCGTCGTAGCAAGGAGGTGGGCTACCGCACCAAGGAAGGCGACTTGGTGGGCTACTCGCACGCCGAGCTTTCGGACGTGACCGACGCCGTAGGTCCAGCCATGGCCCGCCACGGACTGAGCTTCGCGTGGAACATCCTGCAGGGCAACGGGCTGATCACGGTGGAATGCGTGGTCACCCACGAACTCGGCCACTCCGAGAAGGTGGTGATGTCCGGCCCCCCCGACAACTCAGGCAAGAAGAACGTCATCCAGCAGACCGCCTCGACGGTCACCTATCTCCAGCGCTACACGCTGCTCGCCGTGACCGGCATGTCCACGAAGGGCATGGACGACGACGGCGACGGTGGTGCGGGTGACGCGCCGGGCGAGACCGAGCAGCACCCACGCCCGCGCCAAACCAGCACCGAGAGCTACCCGCAGGAACGCTTCGACGCCAACAAGGCGGCGTGGCGCGAGCTGGTCGTCTCGAAGAAGAAGACCGTCGCTCAGATGATCACCTTCATCGAGTCCAAGGGACTGCCCCTGACCGACGCGCAGAAGAACACGATCGATTCATGGAGCCACGAGAATGACTGATTACGTCGTCCACGACCTGGTGCAGGGCTCTCCCGAGTGGGAGGCCTTCCGCTTCAAATATCACGGCGCCAGCGAAGCGGCCGCGATGCTCGGCCTGTCTCCCTACATGAAGCGCAACGAGCTGTTGCACATGAAGAAGACGGCCATGCCGAAGGAGTTCAGCCGCTTCGTCCAGGAGCGCATTCTGGACCGCGGGCACGAGGTCGAAGCGCTGGCGCGGCCGCTGGTGGAGGAAGACCTCGGCGAGGATCTGTACCCGGTCACCTGCTCGCTGGGCAAGGAATCGGCGTCGCTCGACGGCATCACGATGGGCAACGACATCGCCTTCGAGCACAAGCAGTGGAACGAGGAACTGGCCGCTCTCGTGCGCCAGGGCATAGTGCCCGACCACCATATGCCGCAGTGCCAGCAGATCGCGATGGTCACCGGCGTCTCGCGCGTGCGCTTCACGGTCTCTGATGGGACCCGCGATCGCTTCGTCTGGACTGACGTGACGCCCGACCCGGTGTGGTTCGAGCGCATCCGTGATGGCTGGGCGCAGTTCGATAAGGATCTTGCCGAGTATGAGCCGAGCGAGATCGAGGCCAAGCCCGAGGGCCGCACGCCCGAGACGCTGCCCGCGCTGTTCGTCGAGGTCACGGGACAGGTGACCGCGAGCAACCTGCGCGAGTACCGCGAGCACGCGCTGGCGGTGTTCGCCGGCATCAACAAGGACCTGCAGTCCGACCAGGACTTCGCAGACGCGGAGAAGACCGTCAAGTGGTGCGGCATGGTCGAGGACCGTCTGGCCGCCGCCAAGCAGCATGCGCTGTCGCAGACGAAGAGCATCGACGAGCTGTTCCGTACGATCGACGACATCAGCGCCGAGGCCCGCCGCGTGCGGCTGGACCTGGACAAGCTGGTGACGCGTCGCAAGGTGGAAGTCAAGGAAGCCATCATCAAGGGCGGCCGTGACGCGTTTGCAGTACACGTGCAGGCGCTGAAAGATGAAACCGGCGGCGCCTTTGTCCAGATGGGCATGCCAGACTTCGCCGGCGCGG